TTCGGGCTGGTCCAGACGAGCCGGTTCGACAACACAAACACCTTCTACGCCCACACGCTTACGCAAGGCGCGGCGCAGCTTGTTCAGACCGCGCGGTTCGACAACGCCAACACGTTCTACCAGCACGCTCTGTATCAAGGCGGTGGGCCGCAGACGCTCGTTCAGACGGCCCGGTTCGACAACGCCAACACCTTCTTTGCCCACGTTCTGCTCGGCGGAGCTCTTCCGTCCGGAACGAAGCAGGTATACTGCAGCGGTGACGGGACGTACAGGGTGTTTGCCTTTACCACCACCGAGTCCGCATTCGTCAATGACGAAAGCCCGCACGTCGCGGTCACGACAAAGCAACTGGTGGCGCAGGTCAAGCGGCGTCGGGTTATTTCTAATACGGGGAATTGACATGGCGGCGTACAGATACTTCAAACTTAATTGCACAGCTAGCGTCTCTAGCTTCGCGCTCACAATCAACGAGATAGAAATATACGAAACGCCGACATCACTTGTTTCTAGCGACATTACAACCAGCGGTATGACCGTCACTGACAATCAGAACTATGGCTCCGGATTCGAGGGGTCAAAAGCATTCAATAACTCATTTGCAATGGGGAGCGGAAATCGGTGGCAGATGAACGGTCAGTCGTATCCGATATGGGTAAAGATTGACCTAGGGTCGGGAAATGCCAAAGAGGTGCTTTCTCATTCTGTAATGGCTGATGATGGAAACTACGCCCCAACCGACTGGACGCTTCAGGGGTCAAACGACGACTCGACATGGACTACTGTAGCTACAGTAACCGGGCAGACAGGGTGGTGGTATGGAGAGACGCGCAGGTTTGCATCAGACAATATTTTTACGCTCTCTGGAACGGTAAAAGATGCTGGCGGGTCAGGAATTATCAGGGACATTCGAGTCATACACAGGCCCACTGGTGCGCTGATCGGAAGCGCGGTATCAGCTTCCGGAACGGGGGCGTGGTCTATTTCCGTGCCGAGCGAGGGGCCGTACCAAATTATCGCTTTCAAGTCCTCCGGAACGGACGAAGAGGCGCTTATCTTTGACGCAGTTCAGGCTGTTTAACTAGGAGCAACATCATGGCAATTTTCAGATTAGTAACCGCAACAAAAAACTCCGCACTTGATACCATCAAGACCGCCATCGACGCTGGTTCTGGCCCGGGGACGATCAACATCTATGATGGAACGCAACCAACCGCGCCATCTGACGCCGTGACCACGCAGCATTTGCTCGGAACGTTGACGTTCTCAGACCCGTGCGGATCAGCGTCTGCTGGTGTGTTGACGTTCTCGGCAATTACTCAGGACTCTTCCTGTGATTACACCGGAACGGCAACGTGGGCGCGCATCAAGGACTCTTCCGGAGCCGTGGTATTCGACTGCGATGTCGGCACAACTGGAGGTGGCGCCACACTTCAGTTCAACACGACTAACTTCGTCATCACTGGCCCGATCCTGATCAGCAGCTTCAGCATCTCCATCCCGTAATATGGCTTACGCGCCGCCCGCTGGCAATGCTGTATATTTTTTACAGGGCGGAGGCTCCTACTCGCCTCCTGCCGGCAATGCGGTAAACTTCCAATTTTTCGCCCGTGGCGCAGGCGCCGGAGTGCTTGCATTCCAGGCGTCAACAACAGGGGCGCATGGGGTTATTGGGGCTGGCGGAACTTCCGTATCTCTTGTTCCGGTTGCCTCAGGAATATGCGGTCCGCTAGGAAGGTCTTCATACGCTGACATAGCGATGACCGCTGGTGGCACTGGTGAGTTTTATCCTTATGGATTCGGGGCGGGACAGATTCAATTCTCTCCATCAGGAGCTGGCACCGCGCGCCCCACAGGAATTGGGTCTGGGGCCGTTTTGTTTTCTCCTGTAGGTGGCGGAGCAACAACCACTACTGGAGCTGGATCAACGGCAGCAATGCTTATCGCAGTTGGTTCAGGACTATTCAATGGAAGCGGAAACGGTGTTGCTACGCTGCGATTCTCCGGAGCTGGGGCCGGGTATAGGGCACCAACGGCTATCGGAGCTGCTGGACTTCGCTTCTCCGGGGCGGCATCAGGTAGGCCTGGTTTATCAGGGGCTGGGTCCGGAGAACTTATGTTCGCTGGAGCGACCACGGGCGCCCATGGGAGACGCGGCATCGGAGTCGGACAGGTCTCCTTCGCCGCTTCCGGGGCTGGAGCTGCAGGACGGAACGGGCTGGGGGCGGGAGCCCTTGTATTTTCCAGCGTCGGGACGGGGACGTACCGGTCTTCATATACAGGATACGGCGCGACATCTCTTGTGTTTGCTGGGCGCGGAACAGGAAGTGTGCAAAGCGATGAGGTGGATTGCATAGACGTAGTGTTCGCTCGGACGAAGAACTACGAAGTGGTGGTAAATACGTAATGGCATACGACGACAAAGACGAAGGGCGTGTATTTCCGACTCGGACAGGGGTAGCAACAGGTAGCGCAAACGAGCGCACCATGCTCGACGTGGTTGGCGCATCCGGAATACGCACCCAGAACCGCAGCATTGTCGGCCCAGAGGGACAGAAGGGAACCGTTCGCCTTCGCACTCGCGGCGGCGCGCCAGAGTTCGTTACGGAGTTTGAGCCGGTCGACACCAGGTCGAAAAAAGAGGTTTACATGGATTCCGGAGCGCTTGATCTGCTGTCCGTAAATCTCACCAACCCCCTTGCGCTACAGGATGCCATCCTGTACTACGCTTCCGCGCAGAAAGCGTATTTCACAAGCAATAAGCTCCTCGCCAAGATTGCTCCTCCGGCCATCGCAGCGATAAACCCTCCTGCAAATGCCACCGCAGGAAAAAGTTTCAAGGCCAGTACCCCTCCAGCCAGTCGTGGGATTAGCCCGGACGCGTCTACAAGCATGTTGTATGCAAAAAAGGTTTGTGCGGCCCGGTGCCCAGCCAGCGTATTCACTGGAAAGACAAAGCTGTTTGTGCAAGCGCACTACGGCGCTCCGCTTCCCGACTTCCGCTGGACGCTAAACGAAGGCGCAGGCTCACCTCCAGAGCTAATTCATGGCAATGGCGCTACCGTAAGCACGAACTCTGGCGTCTATCGTGACGCCCAAAGCAGGCACTGGCTCATTACGGTCACGCCGACAGGGGTAAGGATTACGGCCCTTGTACCCGAAGCGGAAGTGGCGCCCCTCGTGCCGCACCTGCAAAATTCTATTTACGCCGCCGACGTGGACAAGATCGAGGCGTACATCCTTGCGTACTCGCACCCGTCGACAACCATGACCTTTGACATAGCCACGACTATCCCGGAAACACAGATGATGGGATACGGGTGGAAGTTCAGTTGGGACGGCGACAAGGCGAGCATCATCAAGCATGATCCTGTCCCCCAGAGTGGCGGGAGAACCTACTTCGAGGCTACCCGGTACGAACTAACCTTCTCCAGAAACGGAACGATGTCCGTTGTTGGAGACGCGGTTACGGCAGAAAAGTCAAGATGGACCGTAACGCTTGCTGCCGTCGAAGGGCCTACTCTATGGCACAACAACTACACCGGAGAGTGTATTGCGTTCCCGCTGTGGGGAGTTGGGGAGTTGGCAAAGTTCGGTAGTCGTGGGGGCGCATCCATTGGCCCAAACGCACCTGTGTACTGCTTCTACAAGCGCAACACGCTTGAGGTATTAAGGTACTACTCGAACGGCGGTGGGAGGTGGTTCCCGGGCACTAACACTCCAAAGTACCAAATGGACTCGTCGCCGATTGCCTACTATGGCAAGCACGACTGGACTGCCTACACCTTCCCTGATTATACCCGTCCGTTTGGAACTATCGGCGCGGACGGTGGGTGGGGTGAATACCGCATGACGCTGGACAAACCGTTCGACCGAGCTTTTACAAGCTCTGGCGCTACAACATTCGCCAGTACGCACTCGTACTCATACGATAGATATCAGACAGGGACGAAGAACTTCTATTCCCTGGAGGACGCACTTGGTGAGTACACCGGAGCAGTAGGTGATATTTACGAGAACGTAAACTCTCCCATATACACAACCGGCCCTTGGAGTGGAACACAGGCACCGGACGGTGTTGTGCTGACTGTTGGCGGTAACAATACTCCGTCTGGGAACACATTTCTCGGTAATGGCTATTACGGAATTCTTCCCGGCACAAAGATTTCTTGGCATTACGAAAGCGTCAGCGGGAATCAGTCTGAAGGCGCGGATATGGTTCTCATCGTTCCTTTTTACGACGCGCAAGCCGCGTACCTGTATGGGGTGAAAAGCGAAAGCAGAAGCGAGTCAGGGACCGAAGGAGACAAAAACACTTGGGATGGGTCGTGGGGGTATTGGTCCCACATCATGCAGACGGCGGATGGGGGCTTGACTTATTACGAAGTCATGCGGATATTCATTGACCGTGGACATAGTGTAACGCAAGGTTTTGATGGTGCAGGAACGCCGGTTAGCCGTACCTATCCAACACGGTATACGGTTACTGGGTCAACCCTCGTCACAAGCGTTGGCGACTTCGCCTTTACTCCAACAAGCTCTATGGGACCGTTTGTTGATGGTCTTGTCGACAGCGTTCCGCAGACATACCACACGCAGACAAGCACGATGGGGTCCGTGTTCGGGCAAGGGGTTACAGAACTTGACGGACTGGACAGCGTTTTTACAGGACCGCCGCCATTCATAGGATGGATATAGATGAACACACAACCAATCGGTCCCTTCCTCGGGATCAACAACCGCCTCCCGGACTTTGCTCTCGGCACGGACAAGGGGAGCTGGCTGCGCGACGCAGTGAACGTCGATATCGACAACGCGGGGCGCGTCAGAAGGCGGAAGGAAGTCGCGCTTATTCAGGCGATGAGCAACGCCGATTCGCTATACCTGACGAGTGCAACGGCTGGGTACCTGCGCCGTGGTGCAGCGATCTACGCCATCACTCTGCCGACCTACACAGAGACGCTGTTCAAGGTTCTGACGACCGCTGCGCCCCTGAGTTGGGCGGAGTATGCTGGGTCGCTCTACTACTCGAACGGGACGGACTCCGGGCGTATCGAGGGTGGCGTGGAGTACCCGTGGGGGATGGCGACTCCGGTTGCTCCTACCTGCACAACGATACCCGGAGCGCTGTACGCAGGTATGTATCAAGTGAGCGTCAGCTACACAAACAGTGTGACCGGTGAAGAAGGCGGCATTTCTCCGTCGAGCAACCCCACCTTATCCGCCACTGGCGGTATCCGCATCACGCTCCCTGGCGCGTCGTCCGGAGCCACGCACGTCAATGTTTACTTCTCGACGGTGAACGGCTCCATTCCTATGTGGATAGGCAGCTACGCGGTTGGTACCGCACTCGTAGACGTTACTGTAGAGCCGACTAGACTGCGCGAAAGTAACGGACGCTTCGAGGCCCCACTCCCCTCGGGCACGCAAATATTCGTGGCGAATGGGCGGCTTTGCTCCGTTGCCGGGGCGACTATCTACGTTGGGTCTCCTGCGCGCCCCGGCTACTACATCCCGGTCGATAGCCGACAGCGGGCAGCCGGCGCTCCACTCGACTATGGATACATCACATTTCCCATCAACGTGGATTTGGCCGTTCCGACCCAGATGGGCGTCTACGTGGCGTATGGTGATATCACACAGTTCTTCGCCGGGGCCGACTTCGCCAGCGTCGAAATGGTCAAGGACGTGCTGCCCTACGGCGCGGTGCCAGGGACGGCGTTTGTTGTCCCCCACAGAGAGAACCCGCTAGTTGGCTGGTTCAGTACGTACGGCGTCGTCCTAGGCGACCCACAGGGGCAGGCCAAGAACGTAATGATCGACAACATCGACCTAACTCCGCCTGCGTCTGGAGCATCCGTCGTCGTGCAAACCGACGGGTACCGGCGCGTCGTGTCCTGTGGGTGGTGCAGCAATCTGGAGACGACTGCGACTACCCGGTACGACAACTGGTCGATTACGTCGGCCTCTCGTGGGTATGTGACGACAGCGAGTGGCGTCTATCTGCTTGCCGGGACGGGCGCGGTTGAGGCGCACGTAGACCTTGGTCGCCTAGACTTCGGCACCGAAAACTTAAAGCACCTCCCGGCGTGCTATCTGGGTGTTTCGTCGGACACCCCCATGGAGCTGCGCGTTACTACCCCGGATAATGAGGATTGCCGCTACGAAGCACGGTCCAGTTCTGTGGATACACGCGTTCAGCGGGTCGATCCGGGGCGGGGCTTGCGTTCCACATGGTATGAACTTTCCGTCTATAATACGGAAGGCTCTGAATTTACGTTGGCGTCAATCAGTTTTGCGCCGGTTGCTTCTGGCAGGAGGATTTAATATGCCATATGGACTTCCCCTTGACCTTGGGGCGACACTCCCCCCGGAGGTAATGCAGGAAGCGGCGGTTGTCGCGTTCGAGGCCGCCATAAACTCGACGTGGGACCTTGGGCTAGATAGCCGCGACAAGGTCATCAACGATATTGCGGCCATCGTCGCAGACCTGCAGAATACGCTGAACACCCCAACGATGAACAACACGTCGCTGTCTCCCGCGACAGTGGTTGAGCCGCTGGTTAACATCCCGTCGTCTGTTTCTGCGTCAAATATCTATGCGGACTTCCTTGCCCAGTACACCCTGCTGATTGCCGAACTTGACGGCAAGTTTACCAGCTTCCGCGCAGCGTTTTTCCCGAACGAGAACGCCGTGTACACTCTCGCAGAAAACTGGCTAGCCGCAGCGATAGCCAACCCTGATGTCGGATTGCCGCCAGCCATTGCTGCGCAGATATGGGGCGACGATTCGGCGCGTATCCTCGTTGACTCAAGCCGCGCGCAAGACGCTATCGTAGCGCAGTTCGCCGGGCGGCGGTTTCCCCTCCCTGCAGACGTGTCGGCCAGCGCTATCCTCCAGATACAGCAGAAAGTACAAGACCTACAGGCAGAGTCCAGCCGCAAGATCGCCATCATGTCGGTTGAGATGCAGAAGTGGATCGTCGAAAAAATCCTCGGGCTGCGCGATATGGCGATGAAGGCAGTCGTCGATTACGTCAAGACCATCGCCATGGGGCCAGAGATTGCTAGCCGGCTGGTCCCCATCGGCTACGACGCGCAGAGCAAGCTGATTACCGCCGTGGCGGCGTATTACAACGCCCGTACCGGTGCGGTTGAGCTTACCTATAAGGGGACGCAGCACAACGCCGACTTGACGCAAGACACCAACACGCAGAACCTCAAGTCCGAGATGGCAACCGTTGAGCACTGGGTCAAGACGCTGCTCGTCGAAGTACAAGCGCTAGCGCAAATGGCGACAGCGCTGTTCAACAACATACACCTGCAGTCCTCGATGGGCGTCAACGACAGCAGGAACGTGAGTGTATCAGCGTAAGGGACCCACATGACCGGACAAGACCTTCTTGACTACACGCGCAAGCACCTGCTGCGCGACTTTAATACGCCGCCGCTGTTCCCCAACGATCTCCTTGTTCGCTACTTGGACGAGGGCCAGCAACGTCTTGTCGAGCGGACGCATGCTTACATCGAGTCCGACCGCACGCTGGAGATCAGTGCCAACGAGACGACGTACGCGCTGGACGACGACGTGGCTTTTGTCTATCAGGTACGCCTCGACGGGTTCTACAACAACTTGGTCGATGTCACCGAGAGCTGGCTCCCGACGGACACGGCAGTGATGCGACCCAATAGGTTCGCTACCGATACGGCGACGCAGACGATCAGGTTCTACCCTGCCCCGGACATAGACTACACCGCCATTCTGCGGGTCGCCAAGCTACCAGACGCAATCACCCTCGATAACCTCGACGACGAACTCGAACTGAAGGCGCGGTACCAGCTCATCATTGCTGACTGGGCCGCGTACCGGTGTTGGGGCAACGACGACGTGGACGGTCGCAACGATGGCGCAGGGCAGAACGCTCTTGCCAAATTCAATATGGGTGTGAACGAAGTCAAACGCAATGAATACCGCCAACGCACGGGGCACCTCCAGCGCGTCCACGGCGACCGAGTGAAGTAAGGAGAATATTATGGGCAATTACTACTCTGACGACGACTCGCTCCAACGGTCGCAAGGGACTATCGACGGGCCTGCGTTCCAGCGCCCACAAGCCCCTCCACACCAGCGACCGTGGTACGCGGGGACGGACTCCCGAGACGAGCGCACCGGGGTAGAGATGGCGCAGGCACGACAGCGTCAGGCAGATCAGGCGGGTGTCTCGTTGAACGACCCGGTGCAGCGGCTTTTCCGTTTCGGTGCGGTCGGCAGCAGTGGTGCAGGGCCGCAGGGCGTCCCTTCGCCTAGAGACATGCCGAAGGCGCTCGCTGCCGAGTCGCAGGGGCGTTTTAGTGGGCAGGATATGAGTCGGTTGCAGAACCTCGACACCGGCTTCGGCGCATTTATGACCGGGCGGGAAGGTGCTATGCCAGATTCTTCCGGGGGCGGGTTTGTACGCGGGAACACTGCATACAACGTGAACGATACTAGCCAAGCGGGTATCCAGCGGGTTACTGCGCGGGGGACTTCACCGCTCTACACGAACATCAAGCCTGAAGATGCGGTCGCGGGGCTGAACAACCAAATGATCGGACAGCCGGCGGACGAAGCACGGTTGGGCCTTGATCGTTACCAGCGGGCCAACGACATTCGCGGTCAGATGATCGCCAACCGGGACAAGGACATCCCTGCCGGCGGGTATGGTCCCAGTATTTTGGGCGACCCCAACGAGGCGCTGAACGCAGAACGTACGCAGCGTTGGAGGCAAGATGAGTTGATGCAATCCGCGAAAAACAACCCAGGGCTACGGGGCGTCATTCAGCAACTTATCCAGTCCAACAGCGCGCGGGACATAAACGCGAACAACGTCGCTGGACGCGCGAATGAACTCGGTCTGCAGGGGCGGAATCAGCTTGCTGCGTACGGTTTGCAAGGGCAGAACCAGCTGGCGAACACCATGCTTGGAGAAAGTTTGCGTGGGCGGAACCAACAGGACATGGAAGATCGGCGTTTTGGCCGGGAGTCTGCGCTGCAAGAAGCTCGACTTGGGGCAGATGCACCGTACAAAGACGCACAGGCGGGGTACTACGGCGCACAGACGCGCAAGATGGACGACGACGCTGCGTACGGAAAGTCCGAAGCCGCGATGTTCCAGAAGTCTGTCGACATGTACATGAAGAATGGGGCATCAGTGCAGGAAGCCCGCCAAGCGGCAGCGACGGACTTGACTGCGGCGTATAAGGCGTCGAAACGGAAAACAGAAGGCAAAGCCGCTGGTCTTGGCGGGTACAACAATTACGCGGACGGTGGAGCCGTCAAGCCCATGAGCGCTGCGGAGAAACTGCTTGCGGATATGGACGCCAAGTACGGCAAGACTGCCGGGAGCGCGCCGCCCCCCGCACAGCAGCCCGCTCCTGCGCCGCAATCGGTACAACAACCGCAGGGCATGGCAGACAGGGTTCGCGGGTACTTCGGGTCTCCGGACGCGCGCATGAAACAGAACGGCCTCGCCTTTG